GCAGAGTATTTATTAATTCCTGCATTATAGGCAATGTACCAAACAAATCAGCCTTTGCCAATTCAGGCTCGGTGGGATTATCTGCTCCTTCTAATTCGGATTGGATTCTCTCAGTCCGGTCAATTATAACGTCGAGTTTCTGTATAGCATTTACTAGTTGGTTGTTGTTGTCGGTCAGTATTCCTAATGGCATTGGGGTTGGCACGTTAATTTGTGGTTCCATTACTTATCGCCTTTTTTGTATAGACTGAGACTGATAGACTTAGCATCAGTGATGATAGTCACGAACTTCCTAGCCCTACTGATGGCTGTGTATAAGTTCTTCCTGTTAAGTAGGAACGACCTAGACCTATTCATGATGTAACAGATCCTCTCGTACTCACTACCTTGTGACTTATGTGTAGTGATAACGTAGGCTAAGTCTAAGTCCTTCTGTGGATTGATATAGTAGATACCGTTACGTCCTTCTTGTTCTTGTGACACTGGTATCTCTATGTCCTTGTCTCCGAAGTCTATTACTATTCCTCCGTTGTCTTTGAACTCAGTAACGAGGCCAGTTTCTCCGTTGAAGATGTCGAGTCCGTAGTTGTTGACTGTGAAGATGACTTTGTCTCCGATGTAGAGGCGCTGCTCTTCGACTTTGCTCCACTTCTGACGTTCAACAGTCGTGTAAGATTTAGAACTCGGTTGTAATAGTTGTTGTATAGCGCCATTGAGTGCCTCACTTCCTACCCAACCTACCTTGGTGGGTGAGATAATCTGATTCGTAGTAATTCCATAGTCAATTTCATTCGCCAGATTCTCTTGAACGAAATCCAATAGGCTCTCCACAGGCTCATCAGTAATCTTGAGTGCGAAGTCCTCTTTACGAACAGGCATACTACCTTGAATAATCCTCTGTCCGTTTGATATAATGTTACTATCGCCAGCTTGACGATGAATAGTTGTAAGTCTAATGCCATCGAACTTGTCCAACATCTTTAGGAATGAGGAGGGTTCTTTCTGGAGTCGCTTATTAGTCTCAATAGGCTGTAGCTGATTAGCATCCCCAAACATACGGATGATGCCACCAGAAGGGAGAGCGTCAAGGAGGTTTCGGTGGACTTCAACATTAACCATAGCATACTCATCACAAAGAACCACACGATAATCCAAAGGATGATTTCTATCACGCTTGGGGTCTGTTGAAACCAGTGTCTTACCTGTCTTCTCATCTCGTTCTCCTGGGTGTGGGTATTCTAACAGTCTATGAATAGTCATAGCTGGAATACCTGTTGCCTCAGTGATACGTTTAGCTGCCTTACCAGTTGGAGCGCATAATACCACCTCACTACCTTGTTCATAGAGGTGATGGTACACATTAGATAAGATAGTAGTCTTACCTGTACCGGCTGCTCCTGTTACAGCAACAACACGTTTGCTCTTGTCTACACACATCTCAATTGCTTTGACCTGTGTATCATCTAGTTCTATTTCATCTTTAGTAAAGTGCATGTCCATTACTCTTCCTCTACAACTCCGCTTGTAGATGATGACTCACGATGAATGAGCAACTGTTTTGCTGCATGTACCGCGCACCATCTTACGAAGTTAGCCAATGATATACCAAGGGAAGCGGCTTCCATTTGTATCATATCGTACTCAGCATTAGTACAACGGACTCTTAGATTGCCACCACGTTTGCCTGTGGAATTGGGACCGAAGCCATGTGGAATTTCACTAGGAGTTGTTATCATTATCTTTAGGGGTGGGTCGTAAGACATTAGGTCGTGTCCTATGTGCTATTGATGTTACGTTGTCTGTTCTGTGGCATTGATAAGGTAGGTCGTGTTCGTGATGGATACTAAGTCCACAATGGATGCAGTATCCAGTAGCTAAGTGCCATTCGTGTTTATCAGACATAGCACACATATCCCTGTGTGTCAAGTACAAAACGAAGAACCCCCAGACCTTTCGATCTGGGGGCTAATCCGGTGCCTCACTTACCCAATGCATACCGGCTTACATGGGCTTTCGTATTTAAGCGAGAGCAATGCGCTTATAGAAGGCTCCCTTAGGAACCGTACCTGCTTCAAGCATATCAAGAACATCATCGGCGCTCTTGACCACTTCGTGTACCGTGACGTTCTCACGATTAACGTCTAGGGTCTGGCCCGCATCGTCCACTATGGACATGATTGCATAAACGGGTTTGACGGTACGCTTCTGCTTTGCTTTCTCAGCTTTCTCATCAGCCATTTGACTGCCTCTCCTTCATTAAGTGTTAGTGACAAGTAAGATAGTACTTTAGAAAGGGTGGGGCGTCAACCCCTATAATGCAAATAATGCAGAGTGTAACCGAATTATTTACATCGCCAGCCGGTCAACGCCCCTAACCTAGGTAAACATGGAGTGTAAAACCCTAGGCTGCGTTCACACGGTCGATAGTGGCGCGAGTAACCCCTTCGTAGGTTTCATGCGTCACGTCGAGTGCCGCTTCCATACCTACCCACTCGCTAACGTCGATCTTCTTAGCCAAGGGCGCACCGATGGATTCGATGAACCGTTTGGCACCGAAGCGGGCTTGAGGATTATCCTCTAGACCACAGCGGCGATAAATCAACGTCATACCATTCTCATTACCGTCTTTATAGTCGGCTGGGAACTGGTCTGCGCCAATGTGGAAGCTCACCGCAGCGTACATCGTGCCGCGCTGGCTTTCCTTGACTTCGGCATCGCGAATGACGCCAGTGTATTTCCCAACCGGGAGCGGTTCGGGTTGCTCTTGTTTATTGAGGTCGATACTGAACTCAATGATACTTGGAAGTGCTTCTGACATAGGATACTCCTGTGTGCTGGTTGTAGGAACTGATGATTATACTGACATTCTACCCATTAGTACAGCCCCATAATCTAGTAGGTAGCATTCTAGTTTGACACTATATGTAGTGTGTCGCTCATGGCTTCTTTATATCCGTCCATTCGTGATCTGAGGGCATTATATGACTCTTCAAAGTCTTTAGCTCTATTATTAGCTACCACAAGGTCTAATACGAGCTTATCTACTTCGTTCTTTAGCAAGTGTGAATCATCTCTTGCCAATAACAAGTCTTGCTTCAAGTTTTTAATCTCTGTTCTTAAGGTCATGGTAAATCAATCTTCCTTCCATCATTATCTACCCATAATTTATACCAGTCCTCGATACCTTCGCCCTCCCATGATTCAGGATCGAAGTTCCAAGCAAAGTCACTCTCTCCACTTTGAACAAACATCCGAGACTTCATAGGCTTTCGAAGGCGCGAGGACCGGATTGTGATCTTCCTATCTTTACCAGTATCTTGTAGATACCAGACTTCAGACAGTTTAATAGGGATTTCTGATTGCATCTTACCTCCTACAAGGATAGATACCATCATAGCACCAGTCATTTCATCCTTGCTTGGAGTATCTTCATGCGCCACGAATATACAGTGTTTACCGACTGCTCCCGTAGCTTTAATGACCGACATAATGCCTTGCATTGTGTAACTGTTGCGTCTTCCATAGCCTTGAAGTTGTGGAGCCTCCATAGTGGCACCATTAACTTCGCTAACAGCATGTTTAAGAGCCATCTCGTTAAACGAAGTAATGCTATCAAATACAACCGTTTGAATCTCAGGGTTATCATCAAGTAACTGTTTGATACCACCAGCATTATCATGTTTAAACGTAACAACCTTATTGGGACTTTCCATACTGAAGTCTGCAATGTATATATCCTCCTGATCCATCAATGAACTTGTACCATCAGGATCAAAGTTGACCCACAAGATAGGTCTAGGTGCAGTAGCGGCAAGGGTAGTCTTACCCGCCCCACTTGGACCCCATATGACCATGCTCATACGTGTTAGTTGTGTCTTAGGCGTAGTTATAGTGACAGTACCGAGATTCATCTCAGGTACATTAGGTTTCTTGCCCATGCGTGACTATCTCCTTACGTATTTCATGTAATACCATCGTATCATCAGGGAAGTTTATACCACAGTAGACAACGGCCTCTTC